TCGCCTTGGCGAACTTGCTCCAAGTACAGCGGTGACTCCTCGATTCGATTGATAGCCTGCTGTTGAGCCTCTGCGCCAAACATTCCAATCAATGCTTGCTGCTCATTAAGTGCCGGTTGAGCAATATCTGAATAAGACGCAATCTGTCTTAGCGCCGGGGTTCCAGCATCGACGTATGGCTTCAGCGTGCGCTGCATAGCCTCAAATTGAGCGCGTTGCTCGTCAATGCTTGCGCCAGATGCCTCTTGCTGCGCCTTTGCCGCCTTGCTTGCCGATCTTGACGCCACGACTCCACCGACAACGGCAGACCCAACTATTGCTGTTGCTACAAAAGACATTATTTTGCTCCTACTAATAGTTCGACACACTCTTTTTCATATTCAATCCATGTGTCGCTCTTGTCGATAAACATATCGTCTAATTTCTCAATATTCGTTTCTTCTGTGGCGTAGATATTTTGCCACACACACTCCTCAACAACGTAAGCTAACTTGCGACCAGGCTCAGCGGTAAAAATAAATGGCGCACAGATAGTATCAATCTCGCCATTTTTACGCATAACGATCTTTCCGGTCAGCATTACATTAAGGTTTTTATCTTTATGACTATGCCCCATGACAAAAGAGCCTGCAGGCATTGTTATTTCGCGGATGTATATACCTGGGCCGAAATGATGAGAGACCTTGCATTCAATCTGCGGCAGATTCAGCATGGCAGCTTCTACTTGCTCAATGCCTTCGTTCTTGGCTATTGCGAATGGTTTAACCAGTGCTACGCTCAATCATCATCTCCTTTTCAGGGAACATCTTGAGCAGACGGGACTCGGATACTCGCCTGACCACATTTTGGGCTATTTATCAACTACAATCAAGTTATCTCTCTACCAGACACCCGCAGAGACAGAGATGACGCGGCAGAAGCTAGTACGCTAATGAAGTCGCCAGTGGCCAGGTTATGACCGACCATCTCAGGAAGCGTATAGGTCTCGCCAACAGCAATTATTCTTGCGTCTACCAGAAGATTGGTGGCACTAGCAGATCCACCGAACGCCACCAGGTTAACCGATACGGCAAGGTTATCCGTTGCGTGAGTGTTAGTCACAGTTGCCTTGTCGATGATTGCCTTGGCTCCTGTCGGTGCCGTGTAGAGCGTTACCTGCGATGCTGCGAGCAGTACCGGGGCGATCAATACCTTGTTGCTGACTGTCATGATTTCACCTTAAAGTTGTATCTGCGTTAAGAATACTGAGGCAGAGGACGCTGCTGGCGAGAACGCCGTGGCAGGTATCGCGTCAAGTCGCAAGCTGGTAGTGTCTGCAGCCCACCGAACCTCTACATAATCGCCGATGATGAGACTGACCTGGTACATGTACGAGATCAGTTTCGTGTCGCCGTTGGCCTTAATGGTAAAGTCCGCCCCGCTGTTGGGCACGTCGGTGCCGTTAATTGCGATCCATGCGAAAATCGTAGACGATGACCCGGTCGATGACGTTGCCTGCAGCTTGACGTTTATCTGGTACAGCCCTGCTTGGTTCACCGTCAGTTGCGTACCAGCCACTAGGCTCACGTCATGCTCGGCGCCAGTGCCGTTGAATGTGACCTCATACGCTGTATTGGCTGCTGCTGGTGTCTGGTCAATAGTTGAATAGTAGTTGGCATACGCCAGCCCTGTTGGGACAGTTGTTCTAACCATTACCTCGCCGACAGTGGCGCTAACCACCATAACAGCGGCCACAATTACCACTTGATTCGGTGCCGTTGGCCTGACGTTGGTGAAGTACCCGGCGACGGTTGGAGAGGCGTACAGAATATCGCCCTTGACCCAGACTTCTCCAGCAGGTACGCCAGTGGTGTCGAAGTCTCGAACCCTGCCATACAGCGTGGCCATGCCGATCTCGCCGTCAGCCAAGTCCTGAGTGAGTACTCCAATGAAATACTCAGAAGGAATAGACCCGTCTGCAATGTATGGCGCACACTTGATGTATCCATTGACGCCAGCAAATCCAACTACAGATCCATTTGGGATCAACGACCCAGTGACATTCTCAACGTGCATGTAGGTCTCTTGGCCTACCTGCTGAACCACTTCATTCTTGTGTCCAATGTTTAGCGTGTCATCGAGATCGTTCCACCACATCCTGCCCCTTGCGTAATCAATAGGCGCGTATCGGTTTACGTCAATGGCGTCAACTACTGGGTGCTTGATCTCAGGCTCAACTGGGGCGCTTGTGAGCAGCTCTAGTGCCTCGGCTATGCGTGACAAGGATGCGCTGTTGCTTTCGGCCCTAGCCATCGCTGAGACAGCCTCAATGCCAACGTCCTCGATTAACTGGATCAGTATGACCAAGTCACCAGGGATGATGGCAAATAGCTGCTCAAATGCCCGAATGGATCGCTGGTCAGGGAGAAACTTCGCCAATTCTTCGCGTGTTAGTGGTCGAGGATTGGCCATCAGAACATCAACGGCTCAATTCGAGCCTCCAGTCTGGCAAATGACAGGTGCGCCCTGCTGTCGCCGGTAAACTTCTGAATCCTCCAGTTACGCATCTTGCCTTGTCGCCGCCAGCACAATCTCTTCTGGAAGTCGCCTGGCCCACCAGTGGCGATGGGTGCGTCGGCAGTGTAGTCGATACCGTCATAAGACCATGACGTGCTGATGACGGTATCCGCGTCAACTCGCCCGGTTAAGGCTACCAGCTCAAGGTCGTGGAATACTGCCCCCATGCCTGAATTGTAGACGATAGCCGTACCAAACTCCCACCGGACATCAACGCCCCAGTGAGCGCCATTGGTGTCGGAGAACGTACCCAGTGCGGTTGATTGTGGATCTGCGATGAGCCACTTGTTGTATGCCCAGACAAATGATCTGGCGCGATACTGGGAGAATCCTGTTATGGCAGTTGTCATGACAAGCCAAACTGGTGCCTGCAGCTCACGGCTTGCAGTGGCGTCATAGACCAGTGTTCGATCGGGGAGGTGAACGTACAGGTACTCATGAGCCTTGTCGTTTCGAGCCTCGACCAATGAGATGGACAATTGAGCCTCGGTGTAATCAAGCAGAATGGTATCAATTTCCTGAGAGCTGATCTTGACAGTCTGCCCAGAGGCTCCCATGTAGATGCTTGGTGCCTCGTTTCGGCCTGACCCAACAAAGGCTATTGCCTCCATGAATACGCAGCAGGCGTGAACCCCTACGCAGCCCTTGGATATCTGTGCGCCATCAATGCGAGCAAACGGGAACAGGTCACCGCCGACGTTATCAAATACCTCGATGGTGTAACGGTTTAGTGCGTGAACCTCGTTGCGTAACTTCAGCAGCGCGACCACAGGGTCAGGGTCAATCTCAGACGCCCCATACTTCAGCGGGTTGACAGAAAGCGGGTTGTTTAGTTCAGTGACAATTAGGAATTCGCCGTCAGTGGTCATGAAGTAGCCGTCAACCCAAACCATGTCAACAACAGTACCAAGATCAATGTCTGTCACCTGGGTGAGCACGGCCCCATCCCAGTAGAATAGGTTGTCATTGCTGGCGATGGCCAATAGGTCAAACGAGTAGTCAAACTTGACGTGCTGGTCGAACGTGGAGCCGCCAACATCACCAAGGACTGTCACGACGTTATTAGCAGCAACAGAGATCAGCTTGCTACCAGAAACTCGATAGCAGACATCGTTCCAGTTAATGCCGCCACGGTCAACGCCAATGCCAACGGCCTCGGCAACCATCCCCTCGCCTGGTCGCAGGTAGCTGTTGCTGATACCGGTCTGCACTGGCACCGGCGCCAGGTTGACAGGGTAAAGTGTCCTAAACCGTGGGTCAGCGTCAACGTAGACCCCGCTTAGAATTGGAATTTCCATATCTAGCCCTTAATTTTGCCAAGCAGCATTTTAATGGCAGTGATTGGCCAAGGGAACAACCACAATGAGAACGTGTGCCACAGGGTTGTCTCCATGTTCTCCTTAGTAACCCAAGTCAACGACCAGTTGTCGATGTATTGACCCTTGTACCGCAATACAGCGTGGCCACCACCAGTGTATGTTACTACATAACAGACTTTGGCACTGCCAAATATCAGCTCGAACCAGAACCGCCACAAAGATCCGGTGCTGAGATACAACGCCGTCAACGCAAAGTCATCGCAGTCACCGATGTAGGTCCCGTTGCCGTTTGGCTTCAGTATGCGCCATGTGTCAACCTTGCCGTCAGTCCTATACTCAAACCTGGTGGTAAGATCGTTGATCGGTGTCACCGAATATAACCTTCACCCGGCATGATGTTCAGCGTTGTGCCTGCGGCCGAGATATACGCAACGTGCGTGTTGTCCTGAAACTTGCTCAGGCACACCTGGGCACCGGCAGCGATGGGCATATCAGCAGCCGTCGCAACGGCGCCGACGATACCGACCCGAACGTAGCAGATGTTGGCGCCCGTGTTGGTCAGGAACAGGTTCTTGTTGCCCAGGCCGACAGCAGTCGCCGCTGACGCGATGGCGGGTGATACTGTGACGCCTTTGCCGTATACCGGCGCGAATGGTACGTTGACTGCCATTTTACTTCCTTATGTTGGGTTTTTCAGTAATTCGACCTGCGCTGATAGTTCCTGTACGGCCTTTATCAGCGGTGCAATAAACTCCTCGTAGCCGATTGACATCACGTCCTCGCCACCGCCAACGGCGTGATTCTGGAACCCACCAAAATCTACACCGGAAGCAGCAATGACAGCCTGAACCTCTTGCGCGATAACGCCGTGATGGAATCGTGACCGTTTTTTGCTGCCGTCTTTTTTGATATTGCCCAGCCTGTTGGACTCTACCCAATTCGCCATGACCACCTCATGCGCGGCCTTTTCTTCATCTGTCGCCGTGACGCTTAATGCTTCAGGCATTGGCGCCCTGTAGTCATCGCGCATGTCCCACTTAAAATCCACAGGGCGCAGGGTGTTAATGAATGACAGGCCAAGGGCTGTGTCCTGGATATCGGTCTTGTCTCTCATGTCCGACCGATCCTGTACAGCTCCATATGCGTATGTCGTTGTACCCGTGCCCCCAATTTGGCACTGGTAGTTTGCAGTGACTTGGGCGTTGTAACCTAACGCGGATGTTTCGGCATAAACAGTTCCTGCGGTGCCAGCAACTACACCAACGTATGTGTTCCGAAAGCCAGTGGTGTTTGTAGTTCCTGCCTGCTCACCAACGACCACGTTGTTGTAGCCGGTAGTATTAGCCGTGAAGGTAGCCCGGCCTATTGCCACGTTAGAGTAGCCAGTGCTGTTTGCAGTAGCATTGGCCGCACCTACAAACACGTTATTGCTGCCAGTAGTGTTATTGGGGTTGGCAGTGTTGCCGATTGCAACAGTACCGTTACCACCCGTTGCCGATACCATCGCGTCGTTACCTACAGCGACGTTACCATCCCCTGTTGTGAGCGCCGATAATGCCCGGCGACCGATACCTACGGAACTGTTGGCAGTTGTGGCTGCGCCCATTGCCGCACTGCCAACTGCAATATTATAACTGCCCACAGCGCCATCGTTAGATAGCGCCTGGTAGCCAATAGCAACAGTGTCGGCACCTGTTTCATACTTCCATGCCGCCTGTCGGCCAATGGCGATAGTTCTTGCTGTTGAACCTGTTGCTATCGACAGCGATTGCCTGCCTATGGCAACGCAGTCTGCGCTCACCGTATGCTGCGCCATTGACCCTGATCCAACAGACACGTTATCGCTGCCAGACACGTTCGATTCTAGGGCTTGAACACCTATAGCCGTGTTTCCTTCGCCTATTGTGTTCGCAAACAGTGCCAGGGCACCAACAGAGGTATTGTAAGCGCCTGTTGTGTTTGTGTAAGACGCAAGCGCCCCAAGTGCCGTGTTTCTTCGACCTATCGTGTTGGACCGGAGAGCGGTATCACCGAACGCGGTATTGTAGTTGCCGCTGGCGTAGTCGATTCCTGCACCGGACGGCCACTGTAGTGGGACGAACGTATTGGCTACCAGCGCGTTGTAGCCTAATGCGAAGTTTACCGGCTGGTCATCTGTGGTAGCTGTCGGAACGACAAACTTGCCGTTGATGTAGTTGTTGGCGGCAGGGATGGGGCTGCTAACCATGTAAATCTTGCCGCTCATATCGACAATGCGGTTAGTAAAGCTCAATTCAAGATTTGTAAATGCTGTAGTATCATCAGTCCCCGCGTTGCCTCCCGCGTCCGCATCACCTACTGCGCCGAAATCCGCAGGGGACACCCTTTCCTGAAGTTTATCCTGGACCCTTGTAACAACTACGGATGTGCCGCCGGGGGTGTACGTCACCAGGTTGGACGATGTCGCGCCAATCTCATTTACTGCAAACTCCAGCACCTCTATCGACGCGGTGTTCACCGGAGCAGTTACGAAAATCACGTCAAACCCACTGATGCTATAAAGATCGCGGTCCTGGTATACGCCGTCAACAAAAACCTGAAGCGACTCACCCAGAGCGCCGGGCAGTGTTGTCAGCGTGAAGGTGGTAGTGACCCCATCTCCGGTAAAGTCCGTCGCGCTAATGGCGGCGGTGCGGGTGCTGTCGCCTGTGGTGTCCAACGTGTACCATGTCAACTGGGACGCGTTGTACCGAACCCGGAACGAGTCATAAACCCCCATCTGTGTAGGAGCGCCCTGCACTGTGGCACCTGTGCTGGTAATAGAGAAGTATGTTACCGACGCGGTGAATACGATAGTCACCTCCTGCTCGTTAACAGCAGACGCCGCTGGGGGCAGTGTCACAGACCCAGCCGTGTAATTGAGGGCCGGGTTTACTATCAACCAGTAGGAGTCGCCCGTGTTGCCGATATCGACGTTGAAGCCATCGACGGTGGGCGCAACGATGCGCGTGCTGTAGTCAGGGTCTGCGAAGTTTGATTCGATGAATGCCAACAGGGTGGTGAGCGATGCCTTGCGGGTGTCTCCGTTGGAGCCATCCCAAACTGGAATCAAGTCACTCGGCTGTAGGACATCTACACTGGACAGACGGTTTATAGTTGACATTTTATATCCTCAAGATGTTAGGTCTAAAACTCCATCACCGCCGGTTGTCAGCGGATCTACAGGTTGTTGCATGAACGGGTTATCCATGTAGCGCCATGACTTGTTACCGGCACCAACAGGTAGTGTGCTAGGGAATTGCTTCTCTGGCGGTGTACCCATTGACCAGCCCAGTAGCGTTGTGTACGCGGCCTTGGCTGATACCTTCGTGTCTGGTGATACGGTCTTGCCGTAGCCTGGTGCAATACGAATACCAAGGTTTAGGATGATCGCTTCGTTAGCGGCATCAGGAACCTCGGTCTCAGCGTCCAGAGAGGTCGTCTCAGGGCTGCTAGGCAGCGGATAGGACAACCGTATACCTTTAGCGTTCCACTGCGCCATCATGGCGTCAAGGCGCTTACAGGCCGATAGCAGCTCGTTGTCAGTCAAGTCGAAGACGAACGACGCCAGGCCAATCTCTTCAAAGGCAGCGGTGACGAACTGTCGCTTGGTATATGACATTACTCGGCCTCTAGCTTCTTGCGCTGTTTACGTTTTTGCTTTGGCTTTTCCGGTGGCGCTCCGAACAAGTGCGTCTCAACCGGGGGACTGTTTAACTTGGCGATGTACGCCTGATGATCGCTGATACTATTGAACCAGCCATCACCCAAATATGGGGTCGTGTCTTGAACCATTATCCGCTTATAGTGACCGTCAAGCAATGGCTTATACAGCGTGATCATTTCTTAGCCTTCTTCGGTGCCTTGCCAGGTTTGCCAGCCTTCTCCGCAGCCTTCGTGGCTGTAGACAGTGATATGGCGACCGCCTGCTTCATCGGCT